ACACCATTTTCTTTCTGTGTGCTTTTTGTTTGAGGAGCCACAGTATTGATCAAATAGTTGTTGTTGAACATCGTGCTGGCAAATTGCCGCAACCAAGGCGTGTCACGCGAGACCCATTTGTTCACATCCCTAGATAGCTTCCTCATTGAGAAGTAACGATAGAACTCTGTCTGACTATTTGAGTAGAAAGCCCAGCCGTCATGTGAGCGGAACCATAACTCAGAGTTTACTGTGGTAAGATAAGAACTAGCACACCCACGCCCAAGTAACGAGATGCGCTGGATGTTGGATGTGTTCCATTGAATTCTTGGAATACTTACATCCATGGAGAATGCCCCGCCACCACAAAGAACTACTAATGATCCTTGGCCGCGAAGGTTGTCTCCTAAGTCTGGCATCACTTTCATGCCCGTGATATTTCCCATCATTGATGGAGTAGAGAATGCCCCGCCTTCTGCCCAATAGGTAATCTCTGTGAAGTTCTCGGTATTCAGCGTATCGGTAAATCCATTTCCGTAGATAATGTCAGAGGCATAGATGCGATTGAATCTGTCAGATACAAAGACTCGTCCAAATGCATACTCCATGATCGTGCCAATCGGCATCTTTCCTGCAAATGGATTCAAGCGATATGCAGCTACAGACAAATCCCCTCCCCAGCTTATTGCATTCTGGTATCCGTTCTGGATATAGAGTCGATCTTCAGCCTGCACGAACCATGTGTGCATCATGTCTGGATCGTTGCCTTCGATCAGCTTGTAGGCGTATGCGATATTGTTGACGATCTTTAAAAAGTAGATAGTTCCTGATACAGAAATTACTATCCCGTCATTAGCCTCAAATTTAGTTCTACGGTAGGCGTAGGCTCCTTGTAGGTTGCCTTTCTGAATATCGTTAACGATAGTCTCTGGCTGGTCTTCACCAGCAACTATTCGGAGATTCCGAATACTTGGCCTAGTCCTGTTTATTCCTCCGCGAAATGTGCGATTGACAGACTCTGATACATAGAACTCTGGCAAATACGATGGATGAGTATCGGCGTCCTGCGCTACGATACTTGTGAATCCATCGAATACTGATCCTTCAGTTGCCATTAGGGCTGAAGCCTGTTTCTCATGTCAAACCATCCGTGGACATCAACATCAAAGTTGGATGATACATTTGCGCTAACATCAATCCCAACTTGAGCGGATGTGTTTGTAAGAATTCCATAGAATCCATGCAATCCATAATTTGATGCTCTTGAGTCTGCCAAGTATGCTGTTGCTCCAACATTTGTATTATCTGGAGCCCATGAGGCTTGGAATGTTTGAGACAGATCATACACCTTCCAGTAAACATCTGTTTCAGAGGCTGCATTGTAGATTGGGAATACCCTTATTCCTGTGGGGATACCCGGAAGTGTTAGTGTTGTTCCACCAGTGCTTATTGTTTGATTTGTCAGCTTCAATGGCGTTGCTGTGTATAAGAACCTATCGCTAAACTGAACAAATAGCCTAATGAACCCAGATGCGTCAGTTGTTATTGAGCCAATTCTGCGGTAGAACTGGTCATATCCAGTTGGCAGGCTTGTGAGCGCAATTGTGGGCTGGCTATTGAATCCAATATCAACACCATTGGCACCCTTGATCGCAAGAATATGGAGTGTTGTTACACCAGTTGGGGAAGTTGTTGTTCCAAGCAGCCCCGGCTGTCCTGTTCCTGCAACAAATGATCCAGTTGTGGTTTTTGTAAGCGAAGAAGACAAAACAATGTTTTCAGACCCGCTTGAATCCCTGCATTCTCCAGAAGAAATATCAAGTTCAGTATTCGGAGTCGTGACATTGTTTGAAAGAATCATCCCGTAAAGATGACCAGCGGGGAATGGATTCCCAGAGCTTGGTGTAACAAACTGCGGGGTTGAGCCAACCATCGTAAGGATGTCATTGCTTGATCCAGATATTGCTTGAAGGTTCCCGTTGTTGTCTCGGATGAATACTGTTCCGCTTCCAGATGGAAGGAGATTGTTTAGTGTATTGATCCTCCAATCAGACCCGTCCCAATATGCCAAGAAGTTGTTTCCGACATTTGTTGGTTCCCATACCTTTACTGTTCCGTCCGAAAGCATCACCAATGTCTTCGCAACATTGTCTAGCGTATGAGTTGCTATGCTTGGCAATTTAAGTGGATCGCCATTTGATCCATCTACAAACTCAATATTCCCAGCAGTAGTATATGAAAGAACCGATCCTGTTGACCCGCCCTCCCACTCAATAGCTCCAGTATTCGTTGTTTTAAGAACACTTGGAAATGGAGTTGTGGCGATTGTCTTTTGGCAGGATGCTGAATCTTCAACAACGATCCTTCTTCCATCTGTGGTAGTAGGAAGAGGTTCGCAGAATATTGGAAATGTAGGCTCGCAAGGAGGTGCTGGTTGACAGGGCATAATTTTAAGTTGTTGATCCTTTTATTACCACAAAAGAAATAGTTAATACATCAGCTTGTGATGAAGTATCTTCGTTTAAGATAGAAATTTGGGCACTCCCATTTTGACATCTTGCATTCAAGACATAAATTCCAAAATTATTCCCAGCAGCATGATTTAAAATCAATACATCTGTGCTGGATATTGTTGAATTTACAAGAGTGAATGTTTTAACAGCAGATACTGAAATTAATTCGTTGGCAGTTACAATCTGACCGCTTGGCCTATTGAGTGTGACGGTTGTAGATTTGTCTGTAAGCTGAGTAACAACACCACCAGTTCCTATTCCATACCCAAGTGTTGAAGTGGGAGATGTTAAAGATACATTACCCTGCACAGTTAATGAGCCTGACATTGTGTCCCCAGATTTGGAGACTCTGAGGGCATCTTGAGTGTCCGTATAAAGTTTTGTCGCAGCATCAAGATTGCTTACTGGCGCACCGCTTAAAGTCAGAAGTCCAGTCATTGTGTCTCCAGCCTTGGAAACTTTCAATGCGTCATTAGTATCTACGAATTGTTTCGTGGCAGCACCTAATGCTGTTACTGGATCGCCAGAAAGAACAAGCAGTCCAGTCATTGTGCTTCCCGTTTTAAGAACGGCATTTGCTAATGCGGCTGCGGCGTCTTCAGCAGATTGTTCTGCATTCTGAGCGTTAGCATAAGCTGACTGTGCAGAGCTATAAGCAAATCTTGTGTATGAAGCTACATCTGTGCAGCATTCGTTATTGGCGGTTGGGTATCCGCTGGGGCTGCATCCGCTATTATTGTGGCAACTCATAATTTTATCGTTAACGATAGTTAGGGTTTAAGTCAAATGTTTTATTGGGTTTTTTGAAAATGCATTCCGTCCCGACCAATTACTGCGCCGAGGTTAACCCATCCATGCTGGGCAAAGACCTCGATCACCTGTAGAGGCATCCGTGATCTTGTGGGCCATACTGTGTGCAGTCCGTTGTTGCTAGCATCTAGGTCGATTGCCGCTGCCCATGCGTGTTTGCTTGGCTCTGAGCCTCCGCGCTGTGGTCGGTTGACATAGCTTCCAAAGAACTTGTCGATACCTGCTGCACTTCTTGAGTCTGGAGTTATATAGATGTCCAGCAAGTCCTCAAAGATTTCAATAAGGCTTTCGGCGCACTTGGCGTGGATGGGAATCCCGCTGATCACCTCTGGCCCGTCATACAGATACATCTTGTATGGAGCATTGATTCGCACAATAGGAACTTGCCCCGGCTTGCCGAAGAATTCTGTGCAGGCTTTCGTGCTAGGCTTTGGTGAGATAGGAGGATTTGGAGACATTATAGCAAGGTGCTTTTTTAAAGCAGCCATACTCTTTGGCCCCCACCACCCGTCTGGCTTCACGCCAATACGGGCTTGCATACTCTCTATCTCGGCTCTGGTCACTTGCCTTTACGAAGGACATTAATGACGCCGACCAATCCCAAGCCAGCGGCGAGGATTTGGTTCTGAAGCTCTGGGTCGAGTTTAACTCCAAGAGCAGTCGCTACGAGGATGATTCCGCGCCATGTGCTATTCTCTGACAGGCGTTCCAATAGGATGTTTACGATTTTCATTTGTCTTTTAGTGTTTTTGAGAATTGCTCAAATGCATATTTTACACTTGGGTCTTCTTTCTCTTTTTCTTTTTTGTTATCTGGGTTAATGCGAGGAATATACGACACCGCCAATTTTAGTTGGAGTGAACCAAGTTTGCCTTGATCCTTTCCAATCGGAGGTATCGGTATATTTACGCAGGAGGAAAGTAATATTACAGCGAGTATCGTTAACGATAATCTCATTTTCTTTTATCTTTGCTCAACTTGGATAGCATCACATAGATTGATACCCAAGCTGCAATGATTGCGGAAAGAGAAGCCAAAATTCGGAACCACACATCTAACTCTGGAAGCATAGAAATCATTACCGCAAATACGCTGAAGATTGTCCCTGCAAACCCAGTCCCATGTCCGATGTTTCCGTCTGGTGTATTCATTGTATAATTGGTTTCCAATGCACTTCTACTCGATCAGTAAACCACTCAAGGTAGCTTTCCCATTCCGTCTCTGGGCCGGGAGGGTCTTGTTTGACAAGCTCAACAAGAGTGGGATCAACCCAGTCTTCGGGAACTGGGTATGGTCGAATCGTGTCGATGCGGGGATTTCCTTCGTCGTCTAGCACAACGCTGGCTAGATATTTTGTTCCGTCTGGGAATATGAGTCCGTATGTCTTTAGCATAATCTTATGTTCCGTATGCGATTTCTACTGCATCAACTGAAGCTACCCAACGCCATGTTTCTGCGGCGATACCAGTCACGGCGATGCGGAGAGTGTCGTCTGCATTGTTTGCAGAGAGTGCGATGACTGTTCCTGCGGCGTTATCTGTTCCGATAGTCACAGGGGCGTAAACTTCGCTGGATGTGCCGCCGACATTCTTAACTGCGTATTGTCGGACATAGTGTGCGACTGCGCTGCCATCTGATTTCACGCCAGAGATGTTGATCGTGCAGGCGATGACTTTTCCTGATGGGATGCCGAGATATGTCGTTGCTCCGTCAAGTGCCATTTCCACGGCAGCGTTCGTCGTAGTCTTGCAGCGAAGGACGAAGCGGGCGCGTTGGGCATTTCCCCTAAAACTCGCCGCTGTTCCATACGAGCCAGATGCGAAAGATTGCATTCCATATCTGTCAGATCGCGCAAAAGCCCCGAGACTTTGAGTATATGCTGCTATTGCTTCGCACCTGTCTCCTATGACAATTGCGTCCGCTCCAGAAGCTGTTGAAAAGTTAGAATTTATTGCGCATGATCTTGTTTGAGATGATATCGTGGATTGACCTCCGATGCAAATTGATTCTGAACCGTTTGAAGTATTATTTTGTCCACCTATTATCAATGAATTATTCCCGCTTGCTACTTGTGTAGAAGCAGACTTACTTATTTGAAAATCAACAGCGTATGCCCCCCTTGCATTTCCACCAGTTGCTGTGCCATCCGGCTTCGGGCCAAGGATGAGAGCACCCGTGCCTTTCGGCGTGAGGACAATAGCAGAGTTAGCGGCTGCACTATTATTACGAATAGCCACATTGTCTTGCGTGGCCGTTGCAACATCGTCAATGATGATTCCGCTATTCTGAACAATGCCAGTTCCAACATCTGCGCGAAGAACTGAGTTATCTACTGCGCCAACTGATCCACCGACTTTTGCAGAAAGATCAGTCGTTAGGTTTGCAATCTTTGACTGCGCGATGTTTGCTGTAGCAGAAACATCAGTATCTACAATCGTTGATGCCGGACTTTGAAATACTCCGTTGATTACTTTGACCACGCCAGTTCCCGTGACGCTGGGCATTGTGCTGTGGGTATGCGATGGATATTGACCTCCAAAGTGGAATGTGATCGTGTTGTTGTTCTGTGTGGCTTTTCCATACAGATAGACAACAATTCGATCAGTAGCTAGAATCGTTGTCTGTGGAAGGACAATCGAAGTCACATACTGCGTGATGTCTTGCGGGTCGTAGATGTAGTTGTCCGCTGAAGTTGCGAGAAGAACTGGAGCGTTTGCGCCATCATACTTCAGAACTTCGATCTTATATAGAATATGGTTTGATGTATTGGTCGTAGTTGATTCAGCCCAAATATTGAAGTCCCATAGTCCAGCAGGAATTGCAGTAGCAGCAGGAACATTGAGATCAGTAACAAACGATGCTAGGAAATCATAACTTGCCGTTGAAAGAATCGGTGATGTATACGATGTTGTTACTGCTTCCGCTATGATGCCAAGCTCTTTCGTTGTGTTTGGAGTCTGCGGTATGTTTGTTACAGGAGCGTCCGCAGCGGTGTTGAAATTAAGAAAGTAAACCACTCCTCCACCACCAGAGCCGCCAGATGGAATAGAGCCGGGAACCCAGCTTGTTCCGTCAAACTGTAGAACTTGACCGTTGACTGGGACTGCGTTGCTGACTGGGTTTCCTTGCAGTCCATCGACAGTAGGGTTTGGGTAGGTTCCAGCAAGATCGCCACCAGCAGGGCCGCTTGGTGTTCCGCCTCCACCACCAGTTTGTGCTGCTTGGTAAATCTCCCAAAGCTGACCATCTTCAGTCAGCGCGGCGAAACATTCTTTGGAGTCAATTGGCATATTCGGTATTAAATTCTAGCTACCTCCGCCCCATGCCTTCCAGACATGATACAATTGGTAGTCGGGTGAAAGATTGATAAAGCATTCTCTGGATGGAAGAACATATCCAGATGTTTCCGACAATGCTTGAGCGATATAATACAACTGGTAGTCAGTTGTTGCGCTCATAAAGCATTCTTTAGTCGGCATAGAAATTCAGTTGTATGGAGCGCAGAGGGATTGAACCTCTACGCCCCAAGATTATCGTTAACGATATTAGTAGTAGATACCAGTAACGAAGGCGTTCACTTTAAGTGCGCCAACTCGTCCAGCGGTATCAGCACCAGAAACCACATCAGCACCAGCGTTAGCATAGGTGAAGGTAGTTGTATCAACAACGGTAACGCAAGCGTCTACAGCGTTGAAGCTGGTATCAGTCATCGAAGCGATGGTGATGGAGTCGCCAGTAGTGAAGCCATGAGCAGCACCAGTCACGATGGTTGCAACACCATTCGTGCGGGAGCGGGTAGCAGTAGCTTGACCAAGACCAACAACAACCTTCTCAAGAGTAAGGGTGTCGGTTCCGCTGACCGTAGGAACAGGGTTGGCAACGAGCGCAAGGTAATTGGCTCCACCAACATTGTCGAGGGCATCGGTAATGGTGAGGGTTGAGGTAATCGCAGAGGTTCCATCGGTGGCACGAACTTGAGGGTCGGTGGCCGTGGTTCCTTTTGCGTATACGGTTTCGAGGATAACATCTTGGACGAGGAAACGGGTGTCTTGATCGTTGAGACGAACGAGGACAGCGTTACCAGTTTCCAAGAGGTTGATGGTTTGTGGGCCGAACAAAGCGACCCGCTGTGGGATATTTGGGCGTCGATTAGACATATTATTTAATTAGGTTTTTGTTAGGATGCAAAAGCAGACGCAAGAGCCTCGTTAGTGAGGTTCATTTGAGCGTCTTCTGTTAGCTGTTCAAAGCAGTTTTGTGTTACTGTAGATTCCAACCCGGCAATTGTCGCAAGCGAGATGTAGAACTGGTAGAGTTTACCAGAATCATTCATCGCGCTGTAGCATCCGAGACCAACTGGGGTGATACCAGCGGCGTTCGCAAGCGTTAGAACGAATTGATAGGAGCGATCTGCGTAACTGAGGTCTGTGAAGCAAGCCATTTTATTATTCCTTTCCCCCATAGAGGAGCGGGAGTTTTCCCGCCCCT